CCGAAGATATGGCACAAGAAGCACAAGTTCCAGACGAACAAATGGAAAGTGAATTTGTAGATTATGTAATCTCAGAATCACTTGGTCCAGAAGATATGAATTATTTAGAAGAAGCGTTATCTGCTGATGATCGTTTAAGTATGATATTTGATCAAGTAATAGAAACAGCTTCAGAGTTTTCAGGAACTGGTCCTATTGAAGGACCGGGTTCAGAAAAATCCGATTCGATACCTGCAAGGTTATCGGACGGAGAATACGTAATGTCTGCAAAAGCGGCACAACAGATTGGTCCAGACACTCTAGATGAGGTAATGGCTCAAGCTAGAAAATGAACGCAGATGTAATTGACAGACGTATGGTAGCCGAAGGCGGCGAACAACGAATAGTACAGGAAACAAAAAAGGAAGAAGCTAAGCTTATGGCTCCCATTCAACAATCAACTGTTGAAAGAGAGCACTATAAGAATATGTTACTTTCTAATCCTAGACTACAGAAAGGCGCTGTTTACGGCTAATAAACGATAAAGCTACTTGCTTCGGCAACCCTTTATCACAATTATAATCCTTAGCTACTTTGCAAAGACAAACCCTTAACCGAGAAGACGTTCTTGGAATAAGCTACTTTGAAGATAGCAAACCCTAATGGAGGAACGCAAAATGGCAGACGTTGATAATATACAGGAAACTGTATCGCCAGAACCCAATCCGTATAATGCGAAGAAATCGTGGCATACGGAAGAAGTTATGCCTAAAGAAGGAATTTCTGCTGATAGTTTATTTGTTGCGCCAAAACCTGAAACACAAGAAGTTTTGGAAGGAGAAAGCGTACAACAAGAATCTCAGCCTAAAAAAGAAAATAAACCTTACTCACAGCCTAACTATAAAAAAAGATATGATGATCTTAAAAAACATTATGATTCAAAACTTAATGAGTTTAGATCTAGAGAACAAGAGTTAGCAAACAAAGTGCAATCAGCACAACCTGTTTACGAAGCTCCTAAGACTGTAGAAGAACTTGAAAAGTTTAAAGAACAATATCCTGATGTTTATGAGGTCGTTGAAAGTGTAGCTCACTTACAGAGTGATAGTAAATTTCAGCAATTAGCTGACAAACTAAACTCTATTGAAGCTCGTGAAAGAGACATTATGAGGCGTGAAGCTGAAAAAGACTTGGTTGAAAAACACCCTGATTATTCAGAATTACGCAACAGCGATGCTTTTCATTCGTGGGCAGAGAAACAGCCTGAAGAGATACAAGATTGGATTTATAATAATCCTAATAATGTATCTTTAGCAAGCAAAGCTATTGATCTTTTTAAGATGGAGTCTGGTATTGCAGAACCTGCAAAACAACAGAACGCTAAGTCTAAACAAAGGGTAGATGCGTCACAGATGATATCAACTAAGACAACAACTGTTGACACTAACGAACCTAAAGTTTGGACACAAGAGGAGATCGCGGCACTACCTATGGATGAGTTTGATCGTCTCGAATCAGAGATAGATAAAGCTTTAGACGAAGGTAGGGTTCGTGGTTAAATATTAACCTTTAACATTTAATGGTGACTTAAATGGCTTATAATCAATCTGACGCTTTATTCGAGCAGTCGACTGATACTAATGGCAACTTTGCGAACTCCGAGAGCGGACAAACTAATGCATTCTTCATGCCTAAGGTTTATTCCAAGAAAGTACTTAACTTTTTTAGAAAAGCCTCAGTAGCTGAAGCAATCACAAACACCGATTATTCCGGTGATATATCTGCTTTTGGAGATACGGTGAGAATCGTCAAAGAACCTACGATTACTGTTTATCAGTATGAAAGAGGCGCTGACGTGACTCAAACTAAGTTGACCGACATGGAAGAAACCCTTACTGTTGATGTAGCTAACGCATTCAAATTCAAAGTAGATGACATTGAGAAATCTATGTCTCACGTAAACTGGAAAGAGGTAGCATCCTCTTCTGCGGCTTACGCTCTTAAAGATGCTTTTGATGAAGGCGTTATTGCTGAATTGTTTAGTGGAGTCTCTAGTTCTTCACCTGATCACGTATTAGGTGCAGACGCGGCGGCGGCTACTCAAACAATGGGGCAACATCAAGGCGGCTCTAATTCTATCGACCTAACAGGTTCTGATGGAACTGGTGCTGATCCTCTTGATGTAATGGCATTTATGGCTAGACTATTAGACGAACAAAACATCCCTGAAGAAGGTAGATGGTTTGTAGCTCCGCCTTCATGGTATGAGCAACTGTCTCAATCTAGTTCAAAACTGATGTCAGTAGACTACAACGCAGGTCAAGGTTCTCTTAGAAATGGCTTAGTATCAAGCGGAAAGCTTCGTGGTTTTGATATGTACAAATCTAATAACATTGCCGCCGCTTCTACAGCAAGCGGAAAATGTATAGCTGGACATATCTCAGCCTGCGCGACAGCACAAGCAATCACTAACACCGAGGTCATTCGTGATCCCGATAGTTTTGGTGACATCGTTAGAGGTCTTCACGTCTATGGCGCTGATGTACTTCGAAGCGAAGCTCTTGTAGCTGCTTTCTATGCTATCGACTAATCTTAGTTAAAGCAACCAAACGGTATATGGGAGGATATTCTATTGGAGTATTCCTCCCTATACTTAAACTTTAAAGGTAAAACATATGCCACAAGTAGGCACAGATTCAAGACCTGTTATCTTAAAGAATAAGAAAAGAGGCAATAGAAAATTAGGTTTAGGAGCCAAGTTCCTAGACAAAGAAAACAAAAAACTGTACAACGAAGGTTGGGACAGAATCTTTGGTAATAAACAACAAAAAAATTACAATAGGCAAAAAGGCTAATGGCAACTACTTACTTACAATTAACAAATGAATTACTCAGAGAAACTAATGAAGTTGTTTTAACTGCTTCTAACTTTTCTGGAGCAATAGGCATTCAACAGTTTGCAAAAGATTGTGTAAACAGAGCGTATAATGATATTGTAAGTGCTGAGCCTAGATGGTCTTTTTTAGCTACAGGCGAAAGCGGAGCAACGGATCCGTTTTATGGTAATGTATATGTAGAAACAGTTGCAGGAACACGTTGGTATGAATTAAAAGCATCTAGTTCTAGTATAACTACAGACTATGGTGCAGTAGATTGGAACGATTTTTATTTAACTACAATAGGAGTAAGCGGAGCGTCTGCTCCTTATACAAGTAAAAATTTATCTTTTATGACTTTGGAAGAATGGAAAGATCATTTTAGAGCTAGTGAAAACCAAGACGATGCAGATACTCAAAACTATGGAGAGCCTAGTTATATTATAAGAAGTCCTGATTCAAGAAAATTTGGTGTGAGTCCCATACCAGATAAAGTCTATAGAGTATGGTTTTATGCGTGGGATCTACCTACAGCATTAAGTTCTCATGGAGATACAATTGTATTTCCTGATATGTATACTCCTGTATTAATGGCACGAGCAAGATATTATATGTATCAATTTAAAGATAATCCACAATCATCTTCATTTGCTTTAGATGATTATAAAAAAGGACTTAGGCTAATGCGGTCTAATTTAGCAGATCCTACACCTAAGTATATGTCTACGGATATGCTATAATGGCTTCTCAACCTTTTGCATTAGCGTGTGAAGGAGGACTTGATAAAAGCTCAAGCGCCTTTGAGATGTTACGAAGACCGGGTGCGGCAACTACTTTAGAAAACTTTGAAGTAGATATTGCAGGCGGTTATCGTAGAATAAACGGATATTCATTATTTGGTGAAGGCGATGCTACTAATCCAAATGTAGATAATGATGTATTTGGATTACATATTTATGCAGATGGTGTACTAGCCGCATCAGGAACTAATATATATTTTAGTAATGATGGTGTAACATGGCTATTAATTAATAGAGCAAGTGTTTCTGGTAGCGGAGATAACTATAGTACTTTTACAGGTCGTAGTACTTCAGTAAGAACTTCACAAAGTTTAGCACATATGGCAACATATGAAGGTGCTACAGAATATGGTGAAGTAGTAGTTACTGATGAAGGATCAGGCGTAAAACCTTTTTATTTTAAAATGACAGGTACTGGAGCGCTTAGTGGTAGAACTTATTATGCTAAAGAGATTACAGTAGACGGAACACATTATCCTAAATTTTGCACAATACATAATAGACACTTAGTAGTAGCAGGAGCCGCAACAGCACCAAATACTATTTATTATAGTGGAACAGATGATATAGATGATTTTACAAGTAGTGGTTCAGGAAGCATTACATTAGATGATCAAGTTGTAGGACTAAAAAGCTTTCGTGATGATCTGATTATATTTTGTAAAAACAGTATATATAAATTAGTTAATATAAATAATAGTAGCACTATTGGAATAGAACCTATTACGCAAAACATAGGTTGTTTAGATGGAAGAAGTATTCAAGAGATTGCAGGTGACCTTGTATTCTTAGCGCCTGATGGTATTCGTACACTTGCAGGTACAGTAAGAATTGGTGACGTAGAACTCGGAACAGTTAGTCGATCTATACAACCTGTTATAAAAAACATAGCAGACAATATTGGAACATATAATGTTGCAAGTATTGTAATACGAGACAAAGCACAGTATCGTCTATACTATGGAGACTCTTCAACAGGAGGAGCTTCTAGAGGAATTATAGGAACTCTAAAAACAAACGACCAAGGCGTAACAACAATGCAATGGTCTGAAACAGTAGGAATAGATGCAAGCTCTGCCGCCGCTTCAGGATTTGATTCAAACGGAGTAGAAAAATATTATCATGGTGATTATGCAGGTAAAGTATATAATCACGATACTGGTGATAATATGTTAGATGCGGCAGGAAACGAACTTAATATTTTATCTAAATATCAAACTCCTGATTTAGACTACGGTGATTTAGGAACTATAAAAACTTTAAAGTATGTTAAAGTTTCTGTAACACCAGAAGGAACAGTAGATACTAAAATTAGAATAAGATTTAATTTTGATGATCTGGATAGTCCACAGCCACCAGATTATACATTAGCCATAGCTAGTCCATCGTTGTTTGGAACAGCAACTTTAGGAACAGCAGGCGGATATACCTTTGGAGGTCAAACAGATACCAATGGTACGTCAGACAGTTAGAAGGTAGTAGGAAAAAGTAATTATTTTAGAATTTTTAGTAACAATCAAAACTCCCCTTATACTATTAATGGGATTTATGTAGATTACGAACCGTCAGGGAGAGAGTAACAATGGCACAAAACTATACTAGACAAAGTTCATTTAGTGATGGAGATACCATTACTGCGGCGTTGTTTAATAATGAATATGATCAATTAGTCAACGCGTTTACTTATAGTTCAAGTAGTGCGTCAAGCACCGGACATAGGCACGATGGCACGGCAGGACAAGGCGGTAACATTCCGCAAATAGGTGATTTAGATTTCCTTAATAAAATTGTAGTAGATGATTCTAACAATAGATGGGGATTCTTTGTTCAAGTATCTAGCTCAGCAGTCGAACAAATTAGAATACAAGACGGAGCTATTGTTCCTGTTACAGACAATGATATTGATTTAGGCACAAGTTCCTTAGAATTTAAAGACGCTTACTTTGATGGTACAGTAACTTCTGATGCCTTTGCCGGACCTTTAACAGGAGATGTTACAGGTAATGTTTCAGGTACTGCCGCTACAGTAACCGGAGCCGCACAAACAAATATTACTTCACTTGGAACATTAACAGCCTTAACCGTAGACAACATAGCCATTGACGGAACTACAATAGGACATACAGGTGATACAGATCTTCTTACTTTAACAAGCGGAGTACTTACAGTAGCAGGAGAAGTAGATGCTACAAGTTTAGATATTTCGGGTGATGCAGATATTGACGGTACATTAGAAGCTGACGCATACACAGTAGACGGAACAGCTTTAAATGAATATATAGCTGATACAGTAGGCGCTATGTTCTCAGGCAATACTGAAACAAATATTACTGCGACATACCAAGATGGTGACAATACGATTGATCTAGTAGCTACTGGAACTATTTCTGCACTAAACAATCCTACAGAAAACGAACTTGTTACAGTAGGTTCAACTACATCAGAGTTAGATGCAGAAGCAAATTTAACATTTGACGGAACTACTTTAACTACTACTGCTATTTCTGTAGATGATCTTAGGCTTGATGGAGCTACTATAGGACATTCAAGTGATACAGATCTTATTACACTTGCAGATGGCGTAGTTACAGTAGCAGGTGAATTAGACGCTACGACATTAGATATTTCAGGAAATGCAGATATAGATGGAACTTTAGAAGCCGATGCAATTACTGTAGATAGTTCGCCTTTAAACGAATATATTGCAGATACTGTAGGAGCTATGGTATCTTCTAATACAGAGACAAATATAACAGTTACCTACGAAGACGGAGACAATACGTTAGACTTTGTAATTGGAACACTTAACCAAGACACTACAGGAACAGCAGATAATATTACAGTCTCTGCAAATAATAGCACAGACGAAACGGTATATCCAGTCTTTGTTGATGGAGCTACAGGATCTCAAGGAGCAGAGTCTGACACAGGACTTACTTATAATCCTAGTTCTGGAATGCTAACTACTACAGGAGTTACTGCAACATTTACTGGTAATATTACAGGTAATGTAACAGGTAATACGTCTGGAACTGCGGCGACTGTTACAGGTGCGGCACAATCAAATATTACAAGTCTTGGAACTCTTACAGCACTTACTGTTGATAATGTTGTAATTGATGGTGCAGTAATTGGACATACTGGCGATACAGATTTAATAACGCTATCAAGCGGCGTAGTAACTGTTGCAGGAGAAGTAGACGCAACCAGTTTAGATATTTCAGGAGATGCTGATATTGATGGTACTCTTGAAGCTGATGCAATTACTGTTAATGGTTCAACTTTAGCAAGTGTAATTGCAGGAACTACAGTATCGAATGCAACACTAGCGGCTACAGCTACAGTATCAGACAGCACAGCAAACACTAATTTTCCTATAGTTTTTCACGATGAGTCTAATGGACTGCTAGATGATACAGGTGCTTTAAGATACAACCCAAGCACAGGAGAACTATTAGTTCCTAAGCTGACTGTAGCAGGCACAACTACTACGGCAGACACGGTAACGATGGAAGCGAGTAATGCAATTATTTTTGAAGGAGCAACTGCGGATTCAAATGAAACTACTCTTTCTATAGTAGATCCTACATCAGACCACACACAATATTTAGTAAACCAAGGCGGATATATTCCAGTCTTGGCGGCGGCTACTACAACTCAAATTAGTTCAACACCAGAAGAATTAAATATTCTTGATGGTGCTACTGTTGTTGTCGGTGAAATAAATGCTCTTGATTTAGGCTCTACTGCGGTTGGTACAGCGATTGCTTCTAAAGCAGTTATACTAGACGCTAACAAAGACTATACAGGTGTTAGAAACTTTACAATAACTGGTGAGTTAGATGGAGCTAGTTTAGATATTGAAGGCGATGCAGATATAAATGGAACAACCAATCTTGACGCTGTAGATATTGACGGAGCAGTACAGATAGACAGTACTGTTACTGTTGGTGTTGATGATACTGGATATGATGTTAAATTCTTTGGCGATACAGCAAGTGCTTACATGCTTTGGGACACATCAGCAGATGATTTAATTCTTGGCGGTGCGGCTAGAGCAGTTATTCCAGATGGACAACTAGTATTAGGAAGCACAGCAGTTTCAAGTACTGCGGCAGAATTAAATTTATTAGATGGTGTTTCTGGACTAGTCCAAGCAGACTTTACAAAATTAGCGGCGGTAGATGCTACTGCGGCAGAGTTAAATATAATGGACGGAGGAACTGCCGCTAGTTCTACAACACTTGCAGATGGAGACAGGCTAGTAGTTAATGATGCAGGAACAATGAAACAAGTAGCTATGACAGACTTTGACTCAGATAGATTTAGTATTGTAACTTCTGCACCCACATCAGGAAGCGGTAAGAGGACAGGTCACGTTTGGTACGTAGTGTAAGAGAGAGGACTGACTAATGGCTCTCAAAATATGGGATGGAGATTCGATAGAAACACCACAACAGTTACATATTAAAGTAACTGATGGGACTGTCAAATTTGTAAACTATGCTGTCGTAAAAGAGACANATGGTAGTTTGTCTACATTCTTTAATGCTATTTATAATACAGATAGAGCTACAGCAACGAGCAGGAGTACTACAACTGCTTTTGATACAACTACAACGTATGATACAACTACTACGTTTGATACAACTACAACGTATGATACGGACACTACAATAGCTACAAGCGGAAGTACTACTACAATTTTTGATACTAATACTTCGGCAACTACAGATACTACTAGTTCTACTGCAACTACTCAAACTACAGATACAGCAATAGCTACTACTACTGCGTATAATACAACAACAGCTTTTGCAACTGCTACACAAACTGCATACGCTACAAATACGACAACTGTATACGATACTACTACAACGTATGAGACTGCAACAGCTTTTGATACAACGACTGCTTATGCTACAGCAACTACTAGAACAACAGACACTAGTAAAGCAACTGCTACAAATACTTCGTATGCAACAGATACAACTACTGTTTACGATACAACAACTGCATACGAAACTGATAAGGCTACAGCAACTGCTACAAGTAAAAGTACTGCTACTGAAACAGCGTATGGTACAGCAACAACTACTACGTATGATACTGATACAACTATAGCAACTGCAACTAGTAAGGCTACAGGAACAAGCAAGGCTACTGCAACTGAAACAGCGTATGGTACTGCGACTACAACTTCGTTTGATACTACAACGACTTTTGATACAGCAACATCAGGCGATACGAATACGACAACTACATACAATACAAGTAAGTCTACAGCAACTAGTGGAGCTACTAATACTACAACTACGTACAATACTACTACAACGTATGCAACAGCGACTAGCGGATCTACTAATACAACAACTACGTTTAATACCACGACTACATATAACACAAGTAAATCGACAACATTTAATACAAGTAGAACGACTACATTTAATACCAGTAGAACAACTACATATAATACTAGTAGAACAACTACGTTTAATACGTCAGGAACCAGATCTACAAGTTACAGTTTTAATACAAGTTATAGTTTTAATACAAGTACTGCGTATAGTTTTAATACAGCGTATACGTTTAACACTACAGGAACTACTACAAGATCTACAACTACATCTTGGACAACTGTTTGGGGTAAAGCAAATAACTCAAGAACTACCTCACAAAGTACAGTAGAAGGAAACACAACATATAGTTTCTCTACTTCTGGAACTAAAAGTACTTCTGGAAGTAAAAACACAAGTACATCAGGAACTAAGAGTACCTCTGGATCTAGGAATACTAGTTATACTTTTAATACAAGCAGAACTACAACATTTAATACAAGTAAATCTACAACATATAATACGAGTAGATCTACTACATTTAATACAAGCAGGACGACTACGTTTAATACATCGAAATCAACTGCTACAAGTAAGAGTACTGGAACAAGCTACAGTTTTAATACTAATACTAAGCAAATCAACTGCTACAAGTAAAAGTAACTGGAACAACTTATAGTTTTAATACTACAACTACTTACGATACAAGTAAAGCAACTGGAACAACTTATAGCTTTAATACTGCAACAAGTAAAGCAACAGGAACAAGTAGATCAACAGATGAAGATACAACAATAGCTACTAATACTACTACTGCATATGATACGACTACGACATATGATACTGCAACTGCATATGCTACAGCTAACAAGTAAAATCAACAGATGAAGACACTACTATAGCAACGAATACTACAACGACTTTTGATACAGATACTACAACAACTTATGATACTTCAAAAGCAACAGCGACTAGTAAGGCAACAGCTACTGATACTACAATAGCTACAAATACTACAACGACTTATGGTACGACTACAACTTTTGATACTGATACAGCGATTGCAACAGGAACTAGTAGAAATACAGATACTTCAAAAGCAACAGCAACTAGTAAAAGTACTGCGACCGATACAACAATAGCAACTAATACAGATACTACTAGTGCTACAGGAACAAGCAAATCAACTGATACTGCTTTCCAAACAAACACAGCAGGAACTACGACAACTGCTTTTGGAACAGCAACTAGTGGAGCTACTGCAACAAGCAAGAGTACTACTACAGCTTTTGAAACTGCTTATGCAACTGCCACGAGTAAAACAACAGCAACTAGTAGAGCAAGTGCAACAAGTAAAGCTACTGGTACAAGTAAGAGTACTACTAGTACGTTTAATACAGATACTTCAATATTTGAAAGAAGTACTGCTACAGGAAACACAGGATCTATTATTGAAACAGAAGTAGCTTCAGGTTCTGCGCATAATGCTAGATATTGGGACGGAGATTCATGGGAGGAAGATTAGAATGACTATGACCGTAACAACAATTAATTATAGTGATATAGATTTAGCTATACTTAGAGAATGTTTTGAAAAATCTAAGCCTTATATGGAAGCCGAAAAACCTAATATAATTTGGGAAGAGTTTGGTTTAACCAGAGAAAGTACTGATGATGAAAAGTTTGAAAAGCTTAGAGAATATTTTGAAAATGCTTCTTTAATTTTTAAATTAGACATAGATGGTCGAATTGTGAACTATGGTATGGGATTTAGAGAAGTAGAAGGAACAGGAATGTTTTCACATAGTCTTGATTTAATACGTGAAGATGCAAGCGGCAGTCAAGGTTGGACTTATGTTACCGAATATAATCAAAAAATAGATGCTTGGTATAAGAGTGTTTCAGATAATAATCCTGAATCTTCTTTATGGATTGTAGAAGATTCTAGTATGGAAAAAGCATATGATGATTGTGTTACCGCCGGATGGCTAACATTTACAAATCCTGAAACAATAACACATCATGGATATACGTATAAAAAACTAGTAGTGACATTTACTGTATGATAAATATTGCTGAGATTATAGCTTGGATGAAAGATTTTGTCGAAGTTAAAAATAAAGACTTTGGAGGATTGCCTCCTTGTCCTTATGCCAAAGAAGCAAGATTAAAAAATAAAATTGATTTTGTTGAGTTTCCAAATGACAAACCAGATTCTGAAATTGAACAGTATATTCATAATATGGATTTTGATAAGCATGATGTAACTGTTATTATTTTTGAAAAAGATAGATGGACGGCTAAAGAAGCTTTTAAAATAGCTAGAGAATTAGAAGTCATAGCAGAAGAAAAAGGAATATTATTAGGTGAAGACCATCCTCATATGCCTGAAACAGTAGGTACTAGTTTATTAAATAATGGAAATTATATTATTTTCTTTTTACAAAAGAAAGAACAAGTAGAGGCTTACGGAGAAAAACTTAGAAAGACTAATTATTATGATATATGGAGAAAAGATAATCCATATGATATAGATAACCCTGATAATTATAATGCAAGACATGAGCAATATAAATTAAAATTTGGAAAATAAACATGGAACTACAAACAATAGAAATTTGGATTGCTTTTATAACATTAATATTAGCTCCTGTAATATATGGTATACGCGAAAATTCTCAAGAGAATAAAAGAATTGATGTTCTTTTAAATAAAACTAGAGAAGAAGTAGCTAGAGATTACGTAACTAAAGAAGAATTAGAAACTAGTATGGACCGTGTAGTTCGTATGTTAAACAAGTTAGAATCTAAACTTGATAAATTATTTGAGGTAAAACAATAGGAAAACAAAATGGCTCGTAAAAGATATGTAAAAGAAAGAGAAAACTTCACAAAAGGAGGACGCGTTCGTTTTGACGCAGGCGGCGATTATGATGGATATTATCCAGAAAACGGTAATACTGGATATAATTATAATTATAGCGGCACTAATAGAGGCAAAAACGGCGGNGGAGGCGGCGGAGGCGGCGGCGGAGGCGGCGGAGGCGGCGGAAGCGGCTATACTACAACCACAGGATCAGAATATACTCCTGAAGGCGGTGCTTATTACGGAGTAGGTGTTGCTCCCCCACCAAAAAGTTTTACTCAAAAAGGCGGAAGAANTGAAGCACAAGCTCAAGAAACTAGAGACTTAGTAACAGCAGGAGCAGAAGGAAAACTTCCCGGATTAGCTTATCAAGATCCAACTAAAATAAAAAAAGTCACAGAAGATATGGACTTTACAGGCGAGTCGGCTGATGTAACTGCTGATGCAAAAGCAGGATATGCACGTGGTCAAGATAGATCTAAAGTACAAAAAGCACAGACTGATCTTGCTGACATGCCAGAAGAATTTGATCCGTCAAAAATTAGAGATGTAAAAACAGTAAGAGGACAAACTGCCCCTGTAGATAGAGTAGATGCCGAATGGGATCCTGACATGATTCAAAACATGGTAGATGCTACTCTTACTCAAGCAGGAACTGGAGAAAGATTTTCAGACGAGCAATTGACTAGAGGAATTGAACAACAAATACAATTTCCTGAAGATCCTAGAATGTACGCAGAGATTGTCAAGACTGCCGGAGTAGATACTCAAAGAACTTTAAGAGCTAATAGACAACTAAGAAGAGCAGGACTTACAGAAGAAGAATTAGAAACAATAGGTACAGATCCTGAAATTCTAGAAGCAGAACTTGCTAATTATTCTGAAGAACAAAGAGGAATGATTGGAAACCTACCTGACGAAGCGTTGGCTAGTGTTCAAATGAATAAACTTCTTGATGGAATTGAAGAAGGAGAAGTACCTGTTTGGGCAAGACCTGCGGTTTCGGCTGTTAATAATATTATGTCTGATAGAGGACTAAATATTTCTACAGTAGGTAGAGATGCTTTATTTAATGCTATAATACAATCTGCACAACCTCTTGCTATGGCTAATGCACAAAGCATTAAAGATGCGGCAATGCAACAAGTAGATGTTGAAGCACAAGCTTTTCGTCTTGATGCACAGAACGCACAACAAAGAGCAATAAACAATGCACAAACTGTTTTTCAAATGCAAGGCGCTCAGTTTACTGCGGATGTACAACGCTCTGCTAGTAATTCTAAATTTTTACAAACTACTAGTTTAACTGAAGTTAATAATGCTCAGCAAATGACAATGCAAGAAGCGCTTAGTTTAGCTAATTTAGATATGGCTAATTTAGATGCACGAACTAAATTAAAAGTAACTAATGCTCAAAGCTTTTTACAAAGAGATGTAGCTCAGTTAAATGCAGATCAACAATCTACAGTTATGGATGCTCAAATGAGACAACAATCTTTATTGAGTGATCAGTCTGCAATCAATGCGGCAAAACAATTTAATGCTACAACAGAACAACAAACTAATCAGTTTATGGAGACTTTAAAATCTCAAACAGATCAGTTTAATTCTTCTCAGTTTAATGCAATGCAACAGTTTAATGCAACACAAGCTAATCAAGCAGAAGCAATTAGAGTAAACAATATAGCAGAAGCCAGTCGTTTAAATGCTCAGCTTGTTTCTGATATAAATAAATTTAATCAACAGTCAGAATTTGCACAAGAACAGTTTAATGTACAACAAGCAAATGCTATTCTACAAAGTAACTACCAATGGCGTAGACAAGCAAATACAATTAATACTGCGGCACATAATGCAGTTAATCAACAGAATGCTCAGAATGCTTTAAACTTAAGTACTCAATCAATGGCATTTCTGTGGCAAGAGCTAAGAGATCAAATGGATTATTCTTTTAGATCTTGGGATAATGACCAACAACGAAGAGCTTCTCTTATGGTTGCGGCATTAGGAAACGAAGGTGCTTCCTACGAAGGAAAGAACTGGAATACTAACCTTACTGGTATGACAACTATAATGAATAACTTTTTAAATTAGGAGAGATCATGGGATTTTTAAGTAAAATATTTAAAGGCTTTAAAAAGCTAGTTAAGAAAGTAGCGAAAGGAATTAAGAAAGTAGCTAAGTTTATATTCAAGCCAATTAAAGCTGTACTTAAACCTTTAGCAAAAGTATTTGGAAAACTAGGACCGCTAGGGACCATTGCATTAGGCATAATGCTTCCGGGGATTGGGAGTATTATGGGATCATGGTTTAATGCGGCAGGAGGAGCTTTCCAAGGATTGTTTGCGCCGGGATCTTTTATGCATAATGCTATAGGTGCTATTGGTAGAGGCATCAATGCGGCAGGACGCGCTGTTAATTGGGTACATGATAATACTATTGGTAGAGTATTTGGAAAAGTTACTGATGTTATTAAAGGCGGAGTAAATAATTTAACTGGTGGAAAAACTGGAAGGTTTGGACAATGGGTAAAAGATTTTACAGGTAGAATTAAAGAAGGATGGAATAACTTTACTAAAAAATTATCATATAAAGGAGATGTATCTCTTCAAGATGGTGAATGGTTTGGAGGAGATGTAGTTCAAATAGATGAAATAGCTAAAACCAGTACACAAGTAGTAGGTGATATGACTGGTCCTGAAATTAGAGCAGGCATAAAAGAAAGTGCAGACTTTACAACTCAAAGACAAGAAGTATGGTCAGCAGACGAACTTAAGTTTGATGTTCCTGAAGTAACACTAGATCCAGAGTCTTTAAAACTTGATCCAGAAAGTCTTAAGCCTGAAATAAATATACCTCCGCCAAGTTTAGATGTATCTGGTGTAGGACATAAGTTTGGAGATCAATCAGATCCCGGCTTGTTTAGCGACTGGAGTAGTGATGAATCTCTTGTTAATAATCTTTCAAACGTAGCCGGACGTGCAACTGATAAACTTGCAAATATAAACTTAGGCGTAGGAACTACTGGTGACATTTATGATGCTTATAATAAGTATCAACAAGGTGAAAACTTGTACTATACTTTATCTGGCGGACCAGATCCTATTAAACCTCGTATGCCCGGACAGGCTTCTTCTGGAATTTCAGGAGCTTTATTAAGCGGAGTAGATCAAGATACAATGGCTGATCCTTTGTACCAAATAGATACAACTCAATTTAGTAAAAATGATTCGGCAAGCTTTATTCAGAATAATGTATTAAAACAATTTGGAATGCCTAGTTCAGGATTGCCACAATTAGGATTACCAATGTTAGGTTGGGGATGGAACCTTGATCAACATATGGCAGAAACGTGGGGTTAATAATATGGAATTAAATAAAGATCAAATGATTGACCAAGAAGCTCTAAGAATGCGACCGCCTTTTGACGGTCCTGTGCCCGGACAATCTTTAACGAGGAATCCAGAAGGTGCGGCTCCTTACGAGCAGTCACCAGAAATGGTAGACTTAAGAGAAGCATCTCAAGCTATATTCTTAAGTTTATTAGAGCCTGTAATGTTTAGGCAAGTAACTAAATTAATGATTGAAGGTACAAGCATTGAAGACATTACTAAGATGTTATTGATTGGAGGATTATCTAAAGGAAAATTTAATCCTGATTTAATGGTCTTATTAATAGAACCAGTAATGTTAATGCTTATGGCGATTGCTGAAAAAGTAGGTATTAAGAATTTTAAAATGTATCGTGGAGAAGAAGAAGACGAGGCAGAAGAGCCTATGGATCCTGCGGCAGAAGAATGGGTTAAACGTCAAGTAGAAAAAGCACAAAGAGATGAGCTTAATAATTTAAACCCTAAAAAATTCTCAGACGTTAATGTAAGAAGAATAAGCGGAAGTCCTGTTGATCAAGAAATTATGGATAAGCTTGAGGCAATAGATGTAACAGAAATAAGAGAGAGCTTAATGGCTAGACCTGAACGCTCTGATAATAGTTTAATGGGGAGAGAATAATGCCAGAACAAACAGATATGGGTAACTTAATGGCTAATTGGGACACAATGTCTATGGAACAATTAGGCTCTTCTTTATTAGCTCGTAAAGGCGAAATGGCGGCGCGTGCGGCAAAGCAAAGAAAAAAAGATGACCGCGTAGCTATGGCTATGGGTGTTCTTATGGCAGGACAAACTATTTTTAAAAATGCTGTTGATAATCGTATTGAAGAAAACAATGCTATTGGTGCATTGAGACAAGGACAAGCAGACGTTAGACAAAGTCAAATACAAAAAATTGCTCCTTTATATAATCATATGCAAAATTTTAAAGGTGATACAGAGTATGCTAACTCTGACGAATTTATGGAGGCGTTTGCAAATAGTTCTGATTTTGATGCTTTTGTTAATGCATTAGGACCAGACATGGATGTTATGTTTAAAGATCACATAGAACTTGATACGAGTACAGGAACAGGAAGTGCTAGAACTGGTAGAAGACAACTTTCAAAAGGCATAGCAAAAAACATGTATGAAGGATGGGGTGATTTTGATAGTCAAATGCGAGGACTATTTACTATAGGCGCTGAGGAAGATTTATATTCAAGACTTACTGGTCTTAGTGCAGGAGATTTAGAAATTGTTTTAGCTAAAAGACTTGCAGATCAAAACAGACAACTTAAAAGAAGCGGAAGAATTACTAATGTTGTTGGTAATGTAAAAAACGTATTAGATTCTTTTGGATTGGCATATGATTATGATGAAGATAAACAAGAGCGTTTAGACGCATTACAAGCTCGTCTTGATGCAGGCGAACTAACAGAAGAAGATTATGCTTTAGCTCTTGAAAAAGAAAAAAAGAGAATAAATATCTTTAGAGAAATAAGCTATGAAAAAGAAGCTTGGGAAATAACTATGGATAGAGTTAGTCCTTACGCAACTATGAAAGAACTAGGTGATCAAATGAAAGCTAATCCTGCTTATGGTGATTGGACTGAAAAAGGAATGGCAGTAGACGATTGGAGCGGCGAAGGCGGACTAATTGATATGTACCTTGGTGACTTAGATAATTTATATAACAATAATTATCAGATGGGTTTAGAGAAAACATGGGGACTTGGTAGTGCTCCTATAATTGGTAACTTAAACGTCTTTAATGAAGTTGATCAGTTACAGGAAGAACTTAAAGGAAACATAGGTAAGCAATACTATGGCGGATATAAAAGAAGAATTGCAGGATTAATGGCAAGACTACAAGAAGATCAAGAGTTTAATAAAGCTATGTTTAATACAAGTACACCAATTAGAGATACTAATGAAATAGCTAGAAGAGCTACAGCATATGTTATTGGAGTATCTGCAAAACATAAAAGCGAAATTGTTGCCGCAGATCTACCCGGATCGGGTAAGCAAGGAATGAATTTTGAGCATTCTTTTGATACTGTAGATCGTACTATCTATGGTATGTTTAAAGTAGAAGATGGTCAGTTTATTGCTGAACAAGCTTTTTGGGATATGGATTTTGATCATTCTAGATTGGGAGCACTTGAAGAAGAGATAAAACATATAATGGGTAATCTTACAAACATAAGTGAACAAGATAGATTAACTCTTCAAAATAAATTAATAGAAGCAATAAATCCTGTTGAAAATTTTGGAGGACTTGCAACTGCTGAATTTAAAGCAACTATGAAAGATGCTTATGATATTGATTGGAACATGACTAATGCTGAAATTGTAGACAGCATTAATGCAATGGGAGATGATATAAGTTGGGAAGAAGCATATGAATTTTTCATGCAAAGACAACCGGACGTTATAAAAAAATCTCCTCCTTACCTCAGTAACCGTAAAACGATTGAGGATGATAGACCTAGAACACAGGATAGAGGTCAGCTTTCTACTCTTGAAGAACTTCAACCTGAGGAAGAAGACTACTTTTACGATCCTAGACGAATGGAAGACGAGCTTTACGGATTATAAAATATGACATCTAGTACAAAACAAGCATTTGACGCTTATATAGATCTTACTAGGAAACAAAGAGAAGGAGCACTCGCTCCTCAAGAAGAAGAGCCTTCTATTTCAGAAGCACTTGCAACTCTATATAATAATCAAAATAACAAAAGAACATCAGAAGAAGTACAATCTGATGTAGGTATTCCTTTGTCTCAACAAATTGTAGAAGAATCAACAGAGCCTGTTGAAGAAATAGATGAAGAATTAGAAGAAGCATATAACAGTCCTAAATATGTTGCGCCTGCTAAAACTAGACTTAGATATCCTAGAACAAAAGTAAGAGGTATTCCTATTGGAGGACCTGCTTTACCTGACTTTGGTTCTGGTAAAGGATATTCAATTTCTTCTTTAGAAAGGAACGCGGACTTTAATCGTGTTGCAGATAGGTTTTTTGAGAACATAGGTAAAGACGAAGATATTATTGAATACTTAAGAGATTCAGATTGGAATGTTGGAAGTGCAGGAACTCGTATGCTTGAGATGAAAGGATGGGACCAACAAACAAAAGAAGATTATATATGGCTAAAAGATAAATTTGATAGAGCAGAAGTAACAGGCGCAGGAGAATTCTTTGAAGCCTTTTGGGATATTGGTATAGACTTAGTACGAGATCCAGTTAATTTACTTACTCTGTTTACTGCTCCTGCAAGTCTTGGAGGTTCATTTGCGGCAAGAGCAGGAATGCAACAAGCAATGAAAGAAGCTACAAAAAGACTTTCATTATCTTTAGTTAAAGATCCGAAGACTAAAAAGAAACTAACTAAACAAGTTTATAAGAATGCTTTTAAAGAAGAACTAAAAGGAAACTATTGGAATGCTTTAGGTAAGCCTGCTGTGTTTGGTGTAGCAGAAGGAGCCGCCTTTACTGGTCCCCACGATTATTTTTACAAGGACAAGAACAGCATTTAGGACTGAGAGAAAACATAGACGCTACTCGAGTTGCTCTTTCTGCCGGAATTGGTGGTGTTTTTGGAGGAACAGTCGGAGGAGCTATTGGTGCTAAGACAGCGTTAGGTCCTTACTATTCTAGAATGATGAAAGAATATTCAGACGAAGCACGTATTGTTAGACAAGTTAAAGAACAACAGAAAAAAGCTAGTCCAACTGGTCCAATGGATTCTGTAGGCGCAATGAGAGTAAAAGGATCAAAAGTATTAAGAGAAGATCTTGAAGAAGAAAATGAAATACTAAACTGGCTTATAAATAGAACAGACGATATAAAAGGATATGCTAGTAAAGCAGGACAACCTTTTAGAAAAGCAATAGGATATACTATTGGTCGCTCAACTTCTGTAGTAATGGATTATGCAAACAATTCTCCAACTCTTCAAAAGTTTCTTGAAGATATAAGATATGATTGGTATAAAAGAGTTACAAAAGATGTTGTTGAAGGAGTAGATATTCAAGCAGAAGGAGGAACTTTTGCAGAAATTTGGAATATGTTTAGATCTCCTTGGCAGTATTCTTTACAAAAATCTATGCAAAATGTAAGCAGAGCCGGAAGACAAAAAGGAAAAGGATTTTGGAGAAATGCAGAAAATATTTTAACTGATAAGTTAGATCCTAATAAACAAGGGATGGTAGTAGGTCTTGCATTACGTATAAGAAAACAAGCAGACGGCGGTTATGGTGATATTAATACTCGTGTTACTCAAAAAATAGAGGGTAAAGATGTTACAGTAATGGAGCCTATGATTGGAAAAGAAGTACAGTATGTAGGAGACGAAGGAGTTAATAAAACAATTCTTTTTGATGACATTGATACAGATTTAATAGATGCGGCTATGCAACTACAAGACCTGTCAAATACAATGTTTAAGGCTTTGGTTACGGAAGGTGTTCTTTTACCTGTACAACAAGTATTAAATTATTTTCCTAGAAAATTTCAACACGATAAAATTATTGCCGATCGTGCAAACTTTGAAAAAATTATTATAGATTCGCCACATGCAGATCCTTTAAGCTCAGCCTCATATCAAGCAGGCTATGTGTCATTATCAGATGCATATGATCCCCAACAATTTAGACATCTTATAGATCCTAAAACTAACAAACCTTTTAAAAAGATTTCGGAATTTAAAAGAGATGTTAGTATTCCTTCTCAAATAAATACACTAGAAGAATTATATAATTTTGCATATGCAGGAAAACTAGACAAGTCAGGATTGTTTCCTGATACAATTAAAAAACAAAAAGATGTTTTCTTAACAGCAGAATCAATGACAAGAGATCAAATAGCTTTTGGAAGAGATTTTGTACAAGAAGCTATGCAAAAGAATGGTGTAAAGAGTCCCGAAGAATTGTTTAAATTAAAAGAAACAAATACAGAACTTTATGATGCTATATGGTTAGATGCTAAAGAATTAAAAGCTACAAAAATTGTAGACGATATGTTAAGCTATGCTGACGATCCTTTTTTAAATCCTATGTATTTAGAAACAATAAATTATGGTCAATGGAGTGTCGCGCCTGCAAGTAATGTAATGTTTAGAGCAAAGCCGGGAGCAGGTTTTCAAAAATCAAGAGTGTTTAGTGAAATAGACGATTCTTTATTTGCTCCATATATAGACAATGATATTGTGAGAGTAATGTCAGACTATATTAACTCTTCATCTAGATCCATAGCTCGAACAAGAAAGTTTGGTAAGGGACCAGAAGATTTTAAAGACAATGTTTTATTAAAAATAAGAGACGAGCTTAGAGAAAATGGAGTAGATATTACTGAGTCTAATAAAGTTGTAAAATATGTTGAGAAAATGTATGGTGAAATGACAGGCATAGATACTTATAAAAGATGGACAGGTGCTTGGGGACATATATCAGATACACTTAAACTTTCACAACAGCTTGCTCACTTACCTTTAGCTACAATTTCAAGTTTAACAGAACCTTTCTTATTAGCCGGAAGAGTTGAATGGAAAGATTATCCACAAGCAGGTAAAGACTTTTTTAATGCCATGGGCAAAGGAATTAAAAAGGACATGGAAAGATGGGGACGTGCATGGAAAAAAGTTAAGGGAGAAGATGTAAAAGGCTTTAAAGATATTGACGATGCTGTTTGGGAAGAAGCATATAAAACAGGATTGGCAATGGAGCAAGCAGTTTTTCAAAGACTTGAAGGATTATATGGTGAAGCACCAAGCAGTAACCTAGCAAAAACAATTCAAAATACTTTCTTCCAAGCTAACTTACTTACTCAATGGACAGGTGCTGTACAGTTAGCGGCATTTACTACTGGTAAAAGAATGATTCTAGAAAGTTCTGAAAGACTTTATAATCATGCAACTGGAATTGCAAAATTAACAGACGAACAATTTAAATTAGAAACTAAAAAACTTTGGGAAGCAGGCATTGATGATAGAAAAGCAATGGCTTGGTATAAAAATTCTTTAGATGAAAATGGTAATTTTTCTGAAGCACTAGCAAAAAGCAATAAGCAAGTAAAAGGTCAACTTGCTGTTACAGGAAAATGGAAAAGAAGAAGCGATGAGTCTGCTATAGAAAAAGGAAATTTGTCAACGAAATCTAAAAAAAGAGGATGGGAAAGTACAAACTTATCATTCTATGAAAACCATTATGTTAGGGGAGCTACAAGATTTGCAAAAGAAATTATTCTTAATCCAAGTACTGTAGAAGCTAATAGACCTTTATGGTATGGCTCACCTGCCGGAACACTTCTTACTCAGTTTGCCGGATATCCTACTGCGTTTAATAATACAGTATTAAAACGAGTAGCAACAGAAGTATATCAAAACCCTGTACAAGCTACACCTCAAATTGTTGCAATGATGACAATGATGACAGGAGTTGCTACAATGATGAATGCTTTACGTAGTCAAGGAAGAAGTTTAGAAGACGAGCCAGAACAAATAGCATTGAAAGCTGTTCAAAGATGGGGAGGATTAGGACCTTTTGAATATCTTTATAGATATAATGTTAATGCCGGATATGGTAGTGGACAAATGGGTGCTTTACTTAAAGCTCCGGCAGGACCTATTGTACAAGACGTAGTTGATTCTGTTTTATATAGAAAAGGAATAGGACAAACTGTTGCCGCAAACCTTCCTTTGTCTGCCGCTTATCCAATGTTAATGGATGAAGAAGCAAAACAACAAATTAAAGATTATGGAAAAGCTTTTGATAAAGCAACTTGGGATCGTGTCTTTGGACCAGAGAAAAAACCTAAGAAACCTAAAAAAGGAGATCCTTCTCCTTATGCTAGAAAGTCTTTTAGATCGGGTTACAAAAGAAAAACATATGCAACTGGTGGTGAAGTAACAGATAGTGACCAAGATTATGTAAACTTTTTTACTAGAGAATTAAGGCACGAAGCACCAGTATTAAATGATGGTGCAATTATTCCTGAGTATGCAGAAGAAGAATTAAAAGACTTTTCAAAAGGAATAACTGAAAACTGTATATAGAAAACTTGATAGCGATTTAGATGCTGAACATGTTGAAGACTTTATAATAACAAATAAAGTAGGCGTACATGCGCACACAAAAGATAACGGACAAGTTCCTTTTAAAGTAAGATTAAATAATCCATTAGATTTACGCGCAAGAAAAGTTGAAGACTTTAAAGGCGTAGAGTTTATGGAAGAGTTAAAGTCTAGAAAAGAATTACAAAATACAATTATTAAACATTCTAAATTTCCAAAAGTTTTAGCTCAAGGAAGAGTAGAAGAAGTTATAGATGATTATAATTTTATATTAAGAGAAATGTCAAGGCATTTTCCTGTTGAAAATAATGCTAGAGTTAAACTAGCTATGGATGTTAAGTTCAGTAGAGATCTTAGAAATCTATTTAATGAGTTAGGTTATGATAGTATTATTTACAATAACGAAGGAGAGAAGAGTGTAGTATTATTTGAGCCGGGACAAACTAGAAAGTTATCTGCTTCTCCTCAAAACGAAACCGAGATGTCAAGAGAAAAATATTTTGCAGGCGGTGCAATTTTATCGGCTCTTCTAAGAAATAGAAACAAAGAAGAGAGAAAAGTTAGAACTGTAGAAAGAGGAGACACTTTATCAAAAATCGCCGAAGAAGAAAAAGTAGATATTAATAGACTTATTAAAGAAAATAGTATTGAAGATCCTAATAAGATTACAAGAGGACAAAGACTTTTTATTCCTACAGGAAAAACAAGAAAAGAACCCCTCATTCCTACAAATATAAGACAGTTTGCTTATGATATTTTTGGAGGAAAAGAACCACTAACAGAGAAGAAATTACAAACTGATGAATTGAATGCATTAAGAGCCATTGTTAAAGAAAATGTAAGCAAAGGTAGAATGAATATTGGGTATGATGATTATAAAACTGAAGACTCAGGCAGAAGTGATATTGCGCAAAAAGGCAGAGAGTCTATGGGTAATTTAGAATTTATTGATAAACTAAGTAACCCTTACTATTCTTTAAAAACAACACTAGGTAAAAGTAGTATTCAAGTTAAAGATGATAATGTGTATGTCATAGATCAGTATGATTTTAGTGATCCAGATGATGCGCCAGATTCAGGTCGTAAGTTTATTCCAGATGCTTATAGAGCAGGCACAGATATATACAGACAAATGAGAAATATTGGAAGACACTTTGGAAGTGACACAGGAGAAGGCTCACCTGTTCGCATAAATTTAGGAAATAGAAAAGATTTTGGAATTTAATACTTGACGGATTTATTATACGATGCTATTATATACAGAAAGACAACTAGAAGAAGCTTATAAAATATATAGAACTCATCAAGTTAAGAAAGACTTATCATTTATGAGTCTTGAAAACTTTAGAGCAATGTTTGAAGACATGGGTTTAAAACTAATGGAGGCTATGTTCAATGAAATTCAACATGATTAAAAATTTAGTAGGTGCGGTAGCTCCTACACTTGGCTCAGCACTTGGCGGTCCGTTAGGCGGACAAGCCGCAACAGTTATTGCAGGTGTGTTGGGATGTGGAACAAAGCCAAAAGAAATTGAGAAGGCTATGGCAGTAGCTACGCCTGAACAACTGGCAGAAGTTAAGAAAGCAGAATTAGAATTTGAAGCGCAAATGAAAGAACTAGATGTTGATATTTTTGCGCTAGAGACAGCAGATAAACAAGATGCGCGTAAGATGTTTGGTAGAGACTGGACACCACGCATTATGGGTATTGCTGTACTAGGCGGATTCTTAGGATATATCTTCCTAGTAACGCTACAGCCTCCTGAGCAAAATAGTGAGGCATTAATTAACTTAGTACTAGGTTATCTTGGTGGACTAGCAAGTGCTGTCATATCATTTTATTTTGGTGCAAGTAATAAGAAAGAGGATAAATGATGGAAAATTTAATCATTGGTTTATTCGCCGCAGGAATAGTGTATATTATATTCCGAAAACGTAAAGAAATAAAAGTAAAGACAGACGTTGTTTGGAAAAATATTTATAAGCCTAGACGTGGCGGAAAAGGTAAAAAATAATTACTCTTATTACAAAAGAATATCGTAAAGAATTACAGCAGTTACACAATGAAGACGAAGATTGGGGAACAGGTCCTCGAAACCATATTATTGTTTTATGTAATTTTTTATATGATAATAGTATAAAAAGATTTATAGACTATGGGTGCGGTAAAGGAGAGAACATGTCGTGGGTTCTTCCTGAATGGATGCAAGTTATAAACTACGATCCTGCTTTGCCTGAATGGTCTGCTGATCCTAGTCCTGAAGACTATTTAGTATGTACTGATGTATTAGAACATATTGAACCACAATTAATTGATAATGTTATAGATCATTTAGTTTCTAAATTTAAAAAGAAAGCATTTCTTGCTATTGATATGAAAGAATCAAAGAAGAGTTTACCTAGTGGAAGGAATGCACATTTAATTATAGAAGATGTACATTATTGGATTAAAAAATTTAGCGGTCATTGTAATATTAAAACAGTAAATAATGACCATATTTTATATTTAGAATTAACAAAGAGTAAAGAATGAGTATTATATTATTTTTAATAATTATCGGAATGATTATCATGTGGCATTGTGAGCCAAACTTGATGCGTGACATTGTTGCAAAAGGCAAAATGTATTACGATTTAGTAAAAAATAAAATGTCCGATATAAAGGCTTTATTTAAATCTAAGGGGTAACCTTTGTTTAAAGAAAGAAGTCCTCTCTAGCGCTCATATATGAGGTCTGAGAGGCATTAACGAAGCGTACCCTTAGTGGGTGCGTTTTTAATATTAATCTTGCTTATAATAAGGAGAAAATCATGGTCAGAAAAAATGACTTTTATGGGACAGTAGATTTTAGAGATCCCATATTTTCATCATTGTTTGTAGGATTTGATAGTCTATTTGATAACATCTCTCAGATGTCTCAAGGTTCAAAAAAGTCTACCAAGTTATCCGCCTTACAATGTACTACAAGACGGAGATGATTTCATAATTGAAATTGCTCTTGCAGGAATAGCAAAAAAAGATCTTAACATAGAACTCCAAGAAAACACATTGTCAATTTCTTATGATTCTTCAAACGACATTGTTAATGATGTTATCGAAGAGAATAAGATACTGCACAAAGGAATAGCACAGCGTTCTTTTAAAAGACAATTTACTTTATCAGAAGATATTGTAGTTGAGGGTGCTAGTTTTAAGGACGGAATGTTAAATATCTTTTTGAAAAAAGTTCTTCCTGAAGAAAAGAAACCAAAACAAATTAAAATTAAATAGTGACAACGTGGAAAAGAACGACCATAGAAAATGGGTACATATTAATAAAGAGGAGCTTGTAACATTGACAAGCGACTTATATAGATATCGCTTAATGTTCCGAGTCCTTTTTGCCTATTTAATATTCGATGTTCTTATACACTTTGATTTGCTAACTTAATTTTTTATACTACTAAAGAGGGGGCAGTATGAAACAAAAACTTTTATTAGGAGCATTGTTCATATCTGCTCTTTTCTTTGGTAATCCTGTTGTTGCCGATACACAAACTGGAACCTGTACCGCAGGCTCAGAGTATTGTGAAGCTAATTCGTTAAATACTACTAATAGTACAACGACTACTAATACCAATACCAACACAAACACCAATACTAATACCAACACCAACACAAATACTAATAGTAATACAAACGTAAATACTACTACGACTACTGGTACTAATACAAATACTAATACAAATAATAATACGAACACTAGTACAAATAATAATACAAATACCAGTACTTCGACAGCTACCAATACTAATAACAATACAAATGTTAATACAAATACAAATGCTAATACGAATGTAAATACTAATAATTCTACTAGTACTTCCAATGTTACTAGTAATTCTACTAATACTAATAATAACAACAACAATAATGTAAATACATCTACTAGTAATAGTACAAGCAATAACACAAACAATAATAATAATACTAATAACAGTACTAGTAATAATACAAATACGAATACTAATGTAAATCAAAGTACATCTGATTCAACTGTTACTACAGATAATACAAACAATAACAACAATACTAATACTAGTACATCCGACAACACTAATAGAAATATAAATGAGAGCAAGTCTGAACAGGTTATCACGCAAAATATCAATCAGAAAGCGCCGCCTGCTTCTGCGATTGCTCCTTCTATTATGAGTTATAGCCAAGACCTGTGTACAACCGGAGTAAGCGGTGCGTTTCAAGGACAGGTGTTTGGATTATCAGGAGGAAAAGCAGTTCGTGATGAGAATTGTGAGCGTTTAAAACTTTCTAAATATCTATATGATACTGGCATGAAAATAGCGGCAGTCGGAATACTTTGCCAAGATCCTAGAGTTTTTAAAGCAATGCACATGGCAGGAACTCCTTGTCCTTACGAAGGCATGATAGGAGAAGAAGCTAAGACTGCATGGAGACAGAATCCTGAAGATAGACCAGACTATGAAGAAGCTAAAGATAGATACGTTAAAAGATGTAAAGCCGAAAAGACAGAAGGTAAGGTAAAGAAATCAAGGCTCACTTGTGTTAGAGAATTTAAAAACCAAACTTAGTTTATTTATAGGTTCTCTTTTATTATCCTTTAATCTAAGTGCTAATGAATGGACCACAGGAACCAATAGTATTCTCGATCTGAGAAACTATACCGAAACTACTCAATATAATTTAGGCGATGACAGTCGATCGGGTGCGGTTGGCATAGGATTTGATTTTGATTTTTACAACCAGACATACACCCAAGGCTATATTTCTACTAATGGTTGTTTTTCTTTCACCACAGCGTATTGCAACGACTATACACCTGATCCCTTACCTGACACGAATCATACCATCTATCCTTTTTGGACTGATCTTATAAGAGATAACGGATCTAAAATACTTTCTAAAAAATTTGAGGTTGATGGTGCAAATGATTACTTTGTTGTTGGATGGTACAATCTTCGTGAGTATAACCGATCATCTGATAACACCTTTGAATTACTTCTTTATGAAAATAATTCAGCCATAGAATTTCGATATGGCGATTTAGATATTATAAATCACGATGTACTTATAGGACTTCAAGGGACAAGTACAGAGTATACACAATATTTATTCCACGATGAATGTAATACAGGAACTACAAATGTGGCAGGAACCTGTGTTAATACTAACTGGAATAATAGTAACTTTAATACTCTACTAGAAAATAAATCTTTATCTTATAGTAATCAATGCGCCATCAATCCTCTTAGTAGTACTGAATGTGCAGGCTATCAAGTAGCATACTTCACTCAGCAATGTGGTTTGAATCCTTTGTATGATAATGCTTGCGTTGGATACTGGCAGGCATTTGATGATCAGCAATGTGACTTAGATCCACAGTACGCACCTTTCTGTCCGGGATATACACAAGAGCAATCGGTAGCTTATTTTATAGCTGATGATTTTGATTATGGCTATGAAGAAGAGTACGACTATGGGTACGTAGAGGAAGAATATTTTTGGGAAGAGCCTCCTGAATATATAGAAGAGTTTTATGTAGAAGAATTTTATGAAGAGTTCTTGCCTGTAATGCTTGAAGAATATTCTGATGCACCAATTTGGCTAGCTCCTTCCGAAGAATTTATTCCTTTTGAAGAACTAGTATATATGGTAGAGGAAGAACTTCCTGAAAGTATGGAAGACTTACCAATCTTTGAAGAAGAAATGTTAGATTCTATATTAGACTTTGAAGAATATGATTTAAGTTACATGGCTCAAGCTCATCCGTCTCAGGGAATAGGAAGAGAAGCTCTTATAGAAGAAGCAGAAAGATTAATTTTAAGAGAAGCTCCTATAGACGAACCCATAGAAGAAGCTATAGAGTTTGAAAGCATTGAAGAATTAGAAGAACAACTAGAAGAGTTTGAAGAATTAGAAGAAGAAATAGAAGAATTAGAAGAAGAGATAGAAGAAGAAGAACTTGAAGAAGATGAAAAAGAAAATAAGATCGAGCAACAATTAAAAGTAGTACAAGGCACAATGCTTACCGCAATTAATAGTGTTAGTGGCACAACCGCAGGGACTTCCTTGCACTCCACAGGCACTTCGAGGGCATCAGGCGGCACATCCTCTAGCACAACAACATCAGCAAGTGTGTCTGGTTCTACTGGTAGCGGAATATCTTTTTCAAGTTCGCCTTCTATCTCTGCACAAATTGTTAGTTCTGCGGTACAGACACAACAAGTATTAACAATGAGTTCTGCTGTAGATACTGGCTCACAATCTTCAATGGGAACTACAACAGAAGTTACTACAGTAGAAGCAGGCGTAGATACAGGAATGTCCGAAGGCATGACAGCCGATACAGCAACAGCAACTGTAGAGGTTTCTGTTTCAAATACAGAAAGCGCAGAAACTTCTGTAGTAGAAACTTCAGAACAACCAACACAAACTGTTGCACAGAATATAAAACAACAGCAACAAGAAATGGAAGAACAGCAATCTGAGACAGGAGAATACGCAGACTCTTCTGAATTAATTGCTATCATGGGAACTGTAGAAGGATTTGATGTATATAGAACAGCATCAATGCCTCCTCAACCTACATGGTATGAGCCAAAAGATATTTATGCGAGCGCAGTATTGCCTGATAATGTTAGAGCATTTGCAGGTTTAGCTTCTGCAAGTATAAATCAATTAACAAATATGAGAAACTTACAACCAAACTTAGACGGAGGAAATCATGGAATGGTTAAATAATAGACTTGGACAAATTATTGCAGGCGTTACAGTAGCAGGAACATTAGCAGGTTTCGGCTATGAAGGCGCTCAAACAATTAACAGGATTGATAATATAGAAAGTGCAACGAATGAATACATAACTGCTGTAGATGGAATGGCAGATACAATGGTTGAGCTAGAAAAGAAAATGGCAGTCATTGATGAACAATTAAAATCTTTAGATGTTCCTGATATAGGAGCAATTGAAAAAGATATAGTAGCTTTGAAAGCACATGGACATCCTGCACAAGCGATGCCTGATCTATCAGGAATTAAAGAAGATATAGCAGTTCTTAAAACAACTGTTGAATCTTTAAAGAATAAAGACGCTAATCCTTTAGCTAATTAATTATGGCTATGTCTGTTTATGTCTTTGGCAAAATCAGGCACAGGTAAATCTTCTTCTTTAAAGTCAGATAGTTTAATCCATTTAATCTTGCCTTCTTTTTCTAATTGAAGGGCATGATCTCTTTCAACAGTAATTCCGGTGTGTGGGTTGTCTGTTTCAATAGGAGTATCTAAGCGTGGCTTATGCCAACTATGCGGTCTTCCTGATCCTACCTTATTTGAATAGGTCTTAGCAAAGAAATCAAAACCTATTAGTGTAAGGCTTTTATAAGCAGGAAGTTTTCTTGTGAAAAAAAGAAGGGAGATAAAACCTTGGGAAGGTCTGGGTGAGTGCAGATCAGGATCTGTAAAATTAAACTCTTTATAAATCTGATCTAGTTCTTTATCCGAATACATATTAACATGTGGGAAATTTGGAAGCTTGTTTTGTTTTATTTCTTTATNTAAATAAATTCTACTTCTATTAAACAATCTGACTTGGGCATCAGAAAATTTCATAAACATATGTCTTCTTAATATTCCAGTCTGCCAAATATCTGTGCGCTTTCCTATAGCATGTTCTATTGCAGGTGTTGGGAATCCTTTACCAAATCTTACAATCGTATCATAAGAGTCTATTAGTTCTCCGTTATTGTATTGCAGAATCTCTACTGAGTTTCCTACAAGAATAACATCTTTATTTATTACTAAATTTTTTAGCGCGTTTTGCATTTTGGATCTGTTTATAATTAGCAGGATGCTGAATAGTTATATCTGGAACATCTAAATCAGAATTGATAATAGATTCAATAGTGTCTGCTACGTCTTGATAAGAGATACTTGGTAATGTTCTGTGTCGCATTAATCCTAAATTAAGAGTAGATACTTTACAAACCTTATTAGAATTGTATACAATGTTATTTGTATAATGATTCAATGCGGCTTTCTGAGAAGCATAGAGATAACCTTTAGATATATTAGGCTGAGAAGCTCTTGAAGAAATATTAATTATGTGCTTGTCTGTTTGCTTACGCCATTTATTAAAATATAAATCTAATAATTCAACCTGTTTAAAATCTTTATGTTCACAGTTAATGAGTATGTTATCTTCTACTGGTTCTTCCAGTAATTTATAAACGCTATAATACTTAGCGTCTTTAAAGTATTTACTTAGGTATACTGCTAGTCCGTATGTTCCTGATATTATCATATGTTATTCATAATTAAATCAAAAGATTTTTTTCCAAACAACGTACCATCAACACTACATTTATTACAAGGAGACATCTCTCTGTTTCCTTTAGCTAGTTTGCGTCTGATTTTATTCATAGGCTTACTAAACCAAACATCTTCTAGGGTTTGTTGTTGTAAGTTTCCAACTATATGTTCTCTTCCCCAATCATTAGAGCAGAAAAGAACATCCCCATTCCAGTCAACAAACATTTTATAGAACGGATAGTGGCATGGTTTTCCTTTCAATGCTTCTACCTCACTCTTATCAATACCAATCCAATCAATAGTTCCGCTACGATTGTTAAGAAACAATCCATAATCTTCTTCGCTATAGTGCATTCTATATTTATATTTGGAGCCATCAAAATGTTTCATTTGATCTTGAAAGATTTTTATTTGTTCTATGCCATCATATAAATTTATATAAAGCAAGTCGAGTCCGCTATTAAATAATCTTTTAGCATAGTCTGTTGTAAGTTTGTCTCCGTTTGTATTACATTCAAGAGTAGCGTCTGGTAAGTATAGGCGGAAACGAAATATAATTTCAGGGAATTTAGGATTAAGAAAATTTTCTCCGAACCCACTAAAAGAAATCTTTCCTTTATAATTATTTCTTCCTAGTTCTTTTGCAATAGCTTCTGCACCTTTGGGTGTCATGTGTAAGTTTCTATTTGGAAATACTTCTGGGTCGTGTCGGGGACAAAAGACACAGGTACGATTACAAAGTTCTGTGGTGTTTACTTCCACAGTAAGAATAGAGTCAAGAGGTTTTACTTCTTTAATTTTATTAAAGTGTTTTTCTTCTTGCTTTTTTCTGTGTTCGAGAAAACTTATTTTATTGTGTTGTGTACTCTGAGCCATTCTTCTGCGTAATCTACATTTGTATAATCTTTTAACCAAGGACCGCCATCTGTAAAGTGTACGGCTCTAGGTATCCTTGTATAAGGAAGATCTTTAAAATTATAATAACCTACTAGCATGTTGTATGCAACAGGAAGTTCTCCTATTTGATCATCACTATCTAACCATTTAAATCCATGCAGGTTTCCTGCTTCTGTTGTACTAACATAATCAATATTTAATCGTTTACATTTTTCATTATTAAAGTACATAAGACTTGACCAATACTTTTTATCGTAAGGTCTATTTGTTTTATCCATCATCTTACCATGAGGACGTGTAACTAATTGAGGATGCTTAACTACATGGACTGCATGGTCATCTTCACAACATATGCTTGCGTAATCAGCAATCTCTTCAGGATCACAGCGCCAAAGAAAATCAACATCACAAAATAAAGCATGACCTTTAAAGTTGCAGAGGTGAGGAACGAGGAAACGAGTGAACGCAAAGTCTGTAGACTCTCCTTGAACTGGTCGGTAATACATCTTAGCATTTTCTAAATCTTTTTTTATCAATGGTATAATTTCATGTTTGTTATTCGATCTATTTTCAATAGAGCGTTTACAAACTTCATAAACTTCGGGGTAATAAGAATCGTAACCTATAAAAATTTTCATTCTTCTTTTTCCTTTTCTTCCATTCCTTTATTTAAAATATCTAAGATTTGCTTTTGATCTTCAATAGGTAAAGACCAAAAGAATCCTAGTATGTCTACGATTTTAGAGTCGTCACTCTTTTCAGGGGGTGAAGTCATAGTATCTCCTGTCTAATGGTTTTTTATTTCCTTCTCCTAAAGGAATCGAAATAGATATTCTCGGTCCTTGAGGAATTGCTTTGTGATAAAGTCCAGTAGGTATATAAATCATATCTCCTACTGTCAATGTTTCATCATATCTTAATTGCATTTCTTTTTCTTGTTGTGCTGTTAAATTAGCAGGAGCATTCTTTCCTGCAAATACTCTATAAACTTTCCATCTTACTTTTCCTATGGCATGGACAAGAAAGTTATTATCACTATCTCTATGACAAGGGAATGTTAAAGCATTCTTAATTGGTGAACAATATAAATGTGCGTCCGCCGCACTACCTTCAAACTGTCGCTCAACCGCACCGGAAAGAGCAGACATAGCAGGACTTATTAAAGATGCTTTAGTTAATATAATACTACATCCTTGATTCCAAAGTTCGTGTATATATTTTTTATCAAAGTAATCTATCCTAGACCAACTAGGTTTCCTGCCTTTATATGCGTTATTCTTTTCCATGCAAAGCTTTCCTTCAGGTGTAATTATTTGAAGTCCTGATACTGCTCTATCATTATGTATATAATCAGAAAGCTTTTCCCAAGTTATTATCTGGCTCATAATATCTTTGCGCATATCATTTGCTTTCACTATGAGAGGTTGTTTATTTTTATAATTACCTATAAACTCATCAACTGATAGGGGATGTATTAAGTCTGCAAAACTTATATCATACATCCTTATATACCTTAGCGTCTAGTTCTATTTCTAATTTATTATGTATCTTATAAAATTCTTCTTTTGCTACACGAGTAATTGTTTGTAGTGTAGAATATGTAATTGGATTTAATTTAGATTCTATCACAGAGATGTCTGCAATACTTTGCTCAGTTGTAATTTTACCTTTAGGATCAATGAGAACACTATAGCTTATTACGTTTGCTTCGTTTTTTCTAGGCATTATAATATCTCACAAGCACCTGCTGTGCAAGCAAGCTCTTTAGTATTCTCTGTCATGTCTTCTGTTTCATAATTAGAAAGCAACGACCAGTCTACTGAGTCTGTTGTTTTCTTTAGCCATTGTTTATATTCTTTAGCAGTTATCTCTTGATAAGGTGCTTGTTGATAAGAGTGATCTGCATAAGGTAAGAACGAAACACCAGAGATGCGATCAAAGTTATCCCATACCCATGCACCTACCTTCAACCATTCAGGTTCTCTAATTGAAATAGTAGCGGAAGGTTTATGTTCACACCAATGATCTTGATATGCTTTCCACAAATCTAAATGCCCTATAGCTGATAAGTCTATTCGTGTTAAAGATTTATCAGGAGATTTAATAGGGAAATAAAAGACTAGGGTGTGGTCTGGTTTAGTTATATCATCTTCATGATACACGCCTTGGTCAACCATCAGTTGTGCAATAGGATCTTTCTTATCTGCTCTTACTGTTCTTAAATAGTATTCGCTATGTCTGGGGTGTATTCCGCTAGAACTATCGACTAATTGACTAACAGTTCCACTAGGTTTAACACAAGTAATTGCGGCAGATGGTTTTATCTTTAATTTTTTTGCCCATAACTTATTAGTCTCGACTGCTACTCTTTTTAATTTTTCTAGGTTACCCTCAAGAACAGGGGTGATGCTGTTTAACTTAGTATTGTCCATGATACCAGTAAGAGAAACACCAAGCAATGCTTCTTCTTCTGTATTATCTTTCCAAGATTTTGTTAAGTATCTAAAGTTAGTGAGAGTTGCTTGGAATGTACCTAAGATTGTAGCTAATTCAATCTTACGAGAAAGAGAAGACCAACTATCATTAGGTCTTACAACAACCTCTGTTAAATTACAGAACTGTTTATTGCGCAGGATGATTTCACTACAAGGATTACATCCAAAGTCTTTGTATTCTTCTCGCCTGCCATTCTTAGCCGCTTGTTCTTCAGCCGCTTGACGATTAAAGATACCACGCTCACCGCTTTTAGATTCATATAGGGATGCCCATTCTTTTATAAAGGCTCCCATTTCTGCTGAATCTGTATAAGCTACTGAGTTATTAGATAACGCACGATGTTGGTTGTGCTCCCACCAAGAGCCTGACTTAGCATTACGCATACGTTCATCTGAAAGATTGCTGAGTGAAATCAAAGCACTACGTCTAACACCGCCTACTACTACAACCTCAGCTATCTTACACATTAGATCATGGCAATCTATTGATACCAATTTCTTTTGTCCTTTAGCAATAGCATCTTTAAATATATTAATGGTGAAGTGCATGAGATCATCTAAAGGAGCAGGACCACTAGCTCTTCCGCCAAAAGTTTTAAGCCTTGCGCCTTGTGGTCTGATGCCACTAAGATCCCATTCGGGAATTTGTCCGGCGTATAGTAAGGACATAAGTTCTTTGTATGCTTTTGCCCAACCAATTTTAGAGTCAGCTACTTTTATAACTGTGTCTGTTTTATATAAACTTTCAGGAAGATCAGGAAGTTTATTAATGTACTGTCGTTCAACACTAAAGCCAACACCTGTGCCACACATAAGTATATATAATGTTTCATCAAAGGCTCTTGGGTGATCGACTGCTACATAACTACAATTAAATCCTGCAACATTATCTCTAGCTAATGCGTTGCCTGCTGACATTAAAGCTCTCATGCTTGGCATAACTTCTAAATTAAGAACAGCTTGTTCTAGTGTAGGTCTTTCATTAGATATATCTATCTTATGTTTCCATTTTAAATGCTCTTGCATAAAATCGAAATACCTAGCAACTGTTTCTTGCCAAGTCTCTCTTCTTCCTAACTCTTCATTCCATCTTGCGTATCTACTAAGATGAATAAACTCTTGATATTGAGTTGGTAAACTAACTTTTTTCATTTCATTCCTTGTCTTGTAAGATTTGCAAAAGCTTTTCTTCATACCAATCTGCTTTTAATAAATCTTGTATTCCATTTTTATATTTAAATCTCCAACGATACTTAAGTGAATTACCTCGTAGATATCCTACAAATTCATCATGTGTAAGCATCGCTTGGATTGCGTCTATGCACTCAATCTTTCCGTTATTATAATGCGGAGGATTATTAACTGCATCTTCTTCTATTAAGTTGTGTGCTTCTTCCATTACCGAAGCAGGTATTGTTCTGTCCACCATTTGTTTGCCCTCTCTTATATAAAGTTTTTAGAACCATCAATCATTCGCTGATATAGTCGCTCGCTTCTTGGTCCTACTTGTTTTGCCCATCGACTGTCCATCATCTGAACTGCCGCCTCTTCATAATCTTTATTTTCTAAAGCATTAAGAAACTTTTCAAATTGTAGCAGTCTATTTATTCCTAAATTAAATCCCATATTAACTACAACTCTTTGTCTTTCTTCATCTAGATCTCTCCAAAAAGGAATGTTTCTATCTAGATCCTTACAAATATTATCAATGTCTTTATCAAGACATGACATAATTCTTTCTTCAGAAACCTCTGTGCCTACAGGTTTTCCACATTCATCATCAGCATCTAATATTAAATGACCTACACCAAAAGTAGGGTAACCTAAATGATCTGTGTAAATCTCTGTAACTTTCCCTTCATCAAAAATTAATTCTTGCATCAACGCTTTGCGATCCATATCTATATCCTTTTCTAAAAATAATATTAAAAATAAATAATTCATTTAGTCCAAGAGGTAGGAATAGTTCCTCTACCAAACCATCTGAATCCGTTTTTTGTTGCCCATTCTGCGTGGCTACGCTTAGTGCCATCCTTTCTTTTCTTAGCCGCAGGCATCGGCGCATAAGGATCTGAGAATAAAAACACTAACTCGCAACCCTTCGGTAAGTATTCTCTAATCCATTTGTATTTATTGTATTCGGCATAGTCCCAAAACCTACCCTTTGCTTCTAAGTATATGGTTTTCTTACCAATGATTTTAATAAAGTCAGGATGGTATTTGTGGGGAATTGAATATTTTATTATGCCTTCATGGTGTGTCCAACTCTTCAGTTCATTCTGATGAAGCTCGTGCTCCCATTTGGAATCATAACCTTTAGGCAGACCTTTTTCTATAGGTCTTCTCTTTCTAGGTTTTCTCATACAACATTAACCTCATAAGATTTTTGAAGTTCGCTTTCTAATTCTTCATATGTTAAATTAATATTCTTCTTTAGTCTTTTCTGAACAAACTTATCAGACATAAAAGAATGACGAAGGCTTCCGCCTTT